AATGGTTGTTGGAGCAGTTGGTGCTACACCAGACGTGGTTTCCAACTTTTTCAGTGGATTTCCTCCAACAATTGGAGGAGACGCTACTACAGTTGGAAATGACCAAGACAATAACGATGCTATTGTTATTGGATGTATTTTTTATAAAACACTTCCAGCAACTGGCTCTCAAACTTTTGCATGGAACTGGTCTGGAACTGGAACATTGCCTGTGGGAGGAACTATATATGTGGCTTTCTACACATCAGCAACTTCTATTTCCTTATCAGGAAGTGGTGGTGGGGCACAAGATACAGATAATTCTGCAACCACAGGAAGTTTAACAGCAGTAACAGGTAATGCTGTTTTTGCTGTTGGAGGCTTGTATAATGACTCGACATTGCCTACAGCAACATGGACAAATGCAACAGAATTAAATGACAGCACTTCCAATGGATTGCAATGCTCTGTTGCAGAAGCTTTCCCTGCTGGAAATGTGACAATAACCTGTGCCCATTCGGGGGGAACTGGTTCTGGACCATTGACTACAATTAGTGCTATAGTTTTACAAGAAGCTAGCTCTGCGATTGCAGTTATAGTTAATAAATTAAGAAGACAGAGGTTATAGTTATGAGATTTCTAAGAACAAACACAGCAGTTATAATCACAGTTGGTCCGTTTTATGACAAAACCGACGGTGTAACTATTGAAACAGCACTAACTATAACCAACGAGCGTATAACTTTAACTGCAGATACTGACGATGGTGCTGCCCCCACAAATATTCTTGACAACGTAACGGGTGCAACTTCAGGAACAGCCAATGATTTAAACTACATCACAGGTAACGATGCTGGTCTTATGCAACTGGAATTGGCGACGGCAAATGTTAATAGACTAGGGCGCATGTTCCTGAGCATTACAGACGCGGCGAACCATGTGCCTGTGTTCCATGAATTCATGGTAGTGCCCGCTCTTGTGTATGATACCTATTTCGCTTCTACAGGTGGAGCAACATTTCCTGCAGCAACATTGGCGAGTACAACAAACATCACGGCTGGAGCACTTACCTCTGTTGGAACTCTTACAACATATACAGGGAATACCCCACAAACTGGAGATAGTTTTGCCAGAATTGGTGAGACGGGTTCTGGTTTGACTTCACTTTCAACTCAAGCAAGTGTAAACACAATAGATGACTTTCTTGATACTGAGATTGCAGGTATTGTTTCGACTTTGGGTGTAGCTGGTGCTGGATTGACTGATTTAGGTGGGATGTCTGCAACAATGAAGGCACAGATAGAAACAGAAGTTGATGATTCAATTGGAAGTGGGACAGGAGTTTCTTTGACAGCAGTTCCCTGGAACGCCGCATGGGATGCAGAAGTGCAGAGTGAGGTACAGGATGCTTTAGATGCTATAATAGCAGACAGTATCCCCGCTGATGGAACACGCCCAAGTATCGTACAGGCTTTGTACATGCTAACACAGTTCTTAACAGAATCTAATGTTTCTGGAACAACAGTAACCGTAAAGAAAGTAGACGGATCAACGACACTTTTCACGCTTACTATTAATGATGCTAGTAATCCATCTACAATAACAAGAGCTACATAACCAATGGCTAATGTAAAGAATCTTATTACAAAAGGTATTGGAGCTTCTCCAGTAAAGATAGGATTCTTTGTTTTACACGGATTAAGCCCAGCACCCTCAAACTATGTATTCAATAAGCAAGATTCTGTTGGTGTCACAGATGTTCTAAATAGAGTCGCAGAGTTCTTAAGAACCATTGCAAACTCAGTTGGAATTACTGATGCTACTACAAAAATCTTAGGATTTATTAAGAGTCTTACTGATAGCATTGGAATATCTGATTCCATTTCAAGACAATTTGGTGGATATAGAACTCTACTAAATACAGTTGGAATATCAGACAGTATAAACAAGTCTGTAGATAAAGTAGTTAGTATTATAAACTCCTTGGGAATTACAGATTTCCTAAGCAAGTCTTTAGACAAGGCAGTCAGTATTATAGACTCTTTGGGAATAACAGACCTAATTAGTAAATCAAAGGGAGTTATTCTATCTCTATCCAACACCGTTGGAATCACAGACGCTGTAAACAACGCAAGGGGACTGGTAATAAGTCTTTCAGATACCACAGGAATCACGGACATATTATCTAGATTTTTTAGTGCTTTTAGAGACGTTCTTGAGCAGATTGGAATCACTGATAGTCTTAGTAGAGTTTTAAATTATTCTAGAAATATTGCGGATTCTCTTCCAATTTCCGATCTATTAAGCAGAACGGTAGACAAGGTAATTTCCTTATCTAACACACTTGGAATTACAGACCTGGTTTCTTTTTCCAAAGTACTAGTTATTATAATTGAGAATTTTCTTGGTATAACAGACCTTACAAGCAGAAGTTCTGCATTTGCCAGAACAATTCTAGAAACAGAGGCATACTCAGATCAGTTATCCAGAGTGGCTGGATTTATTCGCACCGTAACCGACATTGAAAGTGTAGATGATGCGGTTCTCAGAGTTGTTTCTAAATTCATATCAATACTAGATAATCTAGGGATAACAGACGTTGTTAGTGGAACCTTAAGCGGACTTTCTCTATTTGTATCTGTTTCAGATTTAGTTGGAATGACAGACACTTTATCTAAAGTATTGCAGTTTGTTAGGAATATATCAGAAAATATAACAATAACCGATGTTTTAGCAAGATCAGCAAACATAATAAAAAACATTAGTGATTTGGTTGGATTAACAGATACCATTAATAGAGCAGTTTCATTTGTAATTTCACTTTCAAATTCTTTAGGAATAACAGACTCAGTAATATCTCTATTAGTTAAAATAGTAAACATATCAGATTCTTTAGGAATAACAGACCTTCTACAAAACGTAACATATAAACTAGTAACAATAATAGATTCTCTTGGGATAACAGATAGTATAAGCAGACAAATAGATTACATAAGAAACTTATCAAATACATTAACAGTTTCAGATATAGTATCAAGAAGTGTTTCCCTAATAGTATTTGTTTCAGACAGCATTGGACTTACTGATATACTTACTAAATATAAGAATCTAGTTACTAATCTTTCTAAGGTATATTTAATAGGCAGCAGAATTTTGTTTCTATTGTTAACAGGACAAAGAAGTAAATTAGTGAATATCAACGGATCAAAAGATTCCGTGATAAATTTAAAAGGAAGTATATGAAGAAAGGAATAATTTAAGATGGAAGCAACAGAAGTATTAGGAAGAAATCAGCTATTCTCTGCAATGAATGGAGGAAAGCCATTTATGTCTTATAAAAAGACAATTTTGGCACAAGCTGCTGTGACTCTTTGGGACGCTTTTACAGAGTCTCCAACACAGGTCATCATTAAGGGAGACCCAAGGAGAGATGTAGAAAGCTGTATCATAGATGTTTGGGGAGAAAAAGAGAAAGTTTTCTTTGAGAGAATGAATAGAAAGCACTTTCAAGCGGGAGTACTAATTCCATTTGAAAGAAAGGTAGAAGAAGTGGAAGTAGAAAAAAGCATTGAACAGTATTCTGATGAAGAGCTATCGGTCATTGTTAATTCTAAATTTCTAGCATTATCTGCTACACTTAATAAGATAGAATCTACTGCTGTTTTATTCAGAATCAAGAATTTAGCTGAAGACGCTGAAAAGTCAGATAAAATTATTAGAGCGATTGAATCTAGGATTTCGGAAATTCAAGTATCAGAATTCCAACCAAAGGCATCCGAAGCCGAAGAGGATTAAGTGAGTGGAATAACAGTAACTACAGATTTAGATTTTCTTTTGCCAGAGTTGAGAGTTAGACTGGGGGATACAGATTCAACATCATATAGATACTTAGACGAATGGCTGAGAGTATCTTTAGTTACTGCTTTGAAAGCTCTTCAGAGGTGGTGGAGAATTAGATATGTTATTGAAGAAGTTACATATGTAGTTTCAAGGTATGAGAATAGTACATTTGCTCTTGAGTCTCCGCCAATAATTGATACAAGTGACCAGATTCCAATTGTAATAATGGCTGCTATTCTAGTTAAAGAGGGTTCGTTAGAAAACAGTTCTTGGACAATAGGAAGTTGGAGAGAGGCGGAAGTCTCAGTTTCTAACATAGAAAGTGGAAAGATTAAGGAAAAATCTTTGGAAAGACTTTGGAATGAATTACAGTGGTATATTAAGCCTCCCTCAAAGAGACTTGGAGTACCAACAAGAGATTCAATTCCAGGTGCAAATGAGTATTAGTAGAAAGGATTAGGAAAATGAAAGAAGAAGAGGATAAGAAAAAAGAGAAATTAAAAATTCTTTTTTGTGGGGACTTAGTAGTACCAACTGGATTTAGTCAGGTTTTACATAACATCATTAATCCAAATCTAGAAGAGTTTGATATAACAGGATTAGGAGTTAATTATAAGGGAGACCCACATAAATATACATTTCCAGTTTACCCAGCTATGGTTTCTGGAACAGGAAATGTATATGGATTAGACAGGCTGGTAAATTTATTAAAGAACAATAAATTTGATGTTCTGTTTATTCTCAACGATGCTTGGGTTATTAGTTACTACCTTGATGCAATTAAAAAGAATTTAGAGGGTGTAGAATTACCAAAAATTGTTGTTTATTTCCCTGTAGATTCCCTATACCACAATAGACTTTGGTATAAAGATTTTGACATAGTAACCAGAGCCTTTACTTATACAGAGTTTGGAAGATTGGTTGTTGAACAGTGTGTTCCTGAAATGGTTGTTGAAGTTCTACCACACGGGGTAAATTCTGAACATTTCTTCAAAACAAATAAAAAGAGGAGCGCATCGAAGGTAGACTTGTTTGGAGATTCTTCTGCAAAAATGGGTAATCTAGAAGAGTCATTCATTGTTCTAAACGGAAATAGAAACCAACCTAGAAAGAAATTAGACGTTACTATTGAAGGATTTAGTATGTTTGCACAAGGTAAGCCACAGGGAGTTAGATTGTACATGCACACGGGTGTAGTAGATTCTTCAGTGGATATTAGGACTATTTCAAAGAGATTTGAAGTTGATGATAGAATTATTATGACAAATCTCTCACAGGGAATTCAAAGAATTCCTCTTGAAAGACTTAATCAGATTTATAACGCCTGTGACGTTGGAATTAATACCTCACTTGGAGAAGGATGGGGACTAGTTAACACAGAACACGCTGTAACAGGTGCTCCTCAGATTGTACCAAGACACAGTGCTTGTGCAGAGTTATTTAGTGATTGTGGAATACTAATGGAACCAGTTGCTAATATTACGTTTGATAATAGTCAAACTGTGGGTAAATTAGTTAGTCCAGAAGAAGTAGCTAGAGCTTTAGAAATTCTATACAAAGACAAAGAATTAAGAAGAGATTTAGCAGTAAAATCAATTAAGAAATTTACTAGTAAAGAATTTCAATGGACATATATTGCATCTCAATGGGCAGATGTCTTTAGGGAAGTAACATCAAATGATAGCACCATTTCCACAGGGAACTAGAGAAATAATCAACAGCATGATTAATGAAGTAGGAAGAGAAGTAACTTTCTACGTTGTAGAGAGTCTTGCTTTTTGTTCTGTTTGTGACTTAGACCCTATTACAAATACATCTATAGATTCCTACTGTACAACTTGCTCTGGAGAATACTGGATACCAACCTTTAGTGGATGGAATGTTACAGCCCACGTAACTTGGGGAAAATCAGAGAATAGAGCTTGGGATACTGGTGGAATGCTAGATAACGGGGATTGCACAGTAAAGTTTATTTATTCTGGTGGTTATGAAGAGATAGTACACAGTTCCAAATATGCTATTGTAGATAACAGAGAAATGGACGTAGAGAAGATAATTCTAAGAGGAATCCCTGAAGTTAATAGAATCATAGTTTCCTTAAAAGAGAAAGAAAGGCGATAAATGGAAAAAGGAGAAGGATTATATCAAGAAGTAGATGTAATGTCTTTAATAAGACTTATAGGAAATAAAAATAAGAAAACACAGGCTATAATTCTTCAGGCTCTTGAGAAAGTTATCTCAGACCCAGAAGATTATAAGGAAATTAGAGCTTTAGTTCTTGATGAACTCAATGGGTTAACCAGGTCTTTTGTAAAAGCTACCTTCGGAAACATTGAATTCTTAATTCGTTAAGTCAGGTTCTTTATAGGAAATTGAATGTTTGAACAAACCAAATCTGTATTAGAAGAAGCCAAAGACGGATTAGCAGCAACAGCCTCTAATGTTAAAAGAGTAAAAGAAGCGAGGGATTTTCTAACCGATAAAGCCCTTCCTAATGCTAAAGCTAAGTTAAAGAGAAAGCAGCAAAGCTATTATCCAAACAAACTTTCAACAAAATTACTAAAAGAACTTAAGGAAAACGCCAAGACTATTTTGATGAAAGAGATAGACGACGCTATTCCTGCTAGCGGGGATGAATTTTTAACCAACGCTTCATTCTATAAGAAATATCTTTTCGAGGTTGCTAATAAACAAGACATATATACATTCATAGTTTCTGGTACAGGATGGGAAACCAGAGTAACTCCAAGAATTGATTTTGACACTGTTGCTGGTACTTTAAATGACTATGCTCGTGGAATTATAGCAGTAAGAAACAAGAAAGATGTAAGGACTGGAGAAAAAGATTCTGGTAGGGGCTTATTAGCCACTAACTGGTGGTTTTCAAATGTGTATGGTACTACTAGGTACACTTCCACAGTTCAAAGAAGAATCTCAGCATCATCAAAAACAGCACCCTTTTGGTCATTAATTAACCACGGATCAGTTGGAATGGCATCAGACAGAGGGGATGGTTCATTCAACCCTCTTCCAACCAAAGGAGCTAATTTTATAGAACCAGCACAGGATAAACTTAGGAAATCTTTTAATAATGTTTTTAACAGTGAAAAGGAAAAATGGATTTCCGAGGCTAAACTTTTAGCTAAGGAAATAAAAGAAACAGAGTCCGTTAGAGATGAGCTATCAAATTATGCTAGAAATCTTTCTACTGATTTTAGGAAAAATAAACAACTATTTGATTCATTAAGCCCAAAAATAAGGAAATATGTGGATAAAAATAGACTTGCTGAGGCTGAAAGACTTTACAGAGCTGGGGAAGAGTTTGAAAGAATAATTATAAGTAGAAGTGATGCAGGAAGAAGAGTTTATTTAACAGCAAGACAAGCAGAAGGATTTTTATAAAATGACAACACCACTGAATATCTACAGATTAGAAGACTTAAGCATGAATTATTTTATTCGTGGGTTATTTTCAGAAACAGATTTTATTACGATTGTAAATGAATTTCCAAGAGAAATTTTAAGTGTTCCAACAGTTTCCGTTGTAAATGGTAAGCTAGTTGAAGAACATTTTGAGCTAGGCAATCGTAGCTCTGGACTGCGTACTAGAAGGTGGTTTATAGACATCTTCGCTAAAAATCTCTCACAAAGAGATGATTTAGGATATAAAATATTAGAACAAACTGATAACGGAATTAATGTTTATGATTATAATGAGGGATTTCCCCCTGATGCTTCTCCAAGCAGAGTAAATCACTTAGATGTGATTTCTAAAACATATGAACCCATAGACGTAATTCCAACAGTAAATGAAAAACTCTATTACAGAGGACAGGTCATTCTTATGACAAAGAATGATGAAGTCTAACGGAGGAAGAATTAATGGCTCAAAGATTAGCAGTACCATCTAAGGAACTTCAATTACACGTTGTAGGTCCAAAGGATGTTTTTAAAGCATCTAGAATTCAAAGGGTCGGATTTACAACTGACATTCCTTCTGAAGATAAAGATGAGCTTGGTAATAGCTCTCACGTAGGAACAGTAAAAGACACTCCAAACGTCACAGTAACATTTAATGCCTTTGATGTTGGGATCAAGATTTTTGCTGCTCTAACGGGAACAGACCCCAATGCCTACCCAGGTGCTGGAGTTGATATTTCAGCCCTAAGTGAAGTTGATGCGATTCTTTTTGTTAAGGACGCTACAGTTTCTGACTATGTAAAAACTATTCATGGAAAAAGATTACAAGTTAGAGACTTTAAATTCAACTACCAAGTAGACGGGGATTCTACGGAAGAATATACAGCAATTGGCTCTGAAAGACGATATTTGAAGTATGACGTAGTTGTAGACAAGTATACAACTGGAACTACCTCATTTGTTCTTACAGAGACACCAATCCAACTAAAGAACGGAAATCGTGCTCTTACAGTAACTCTTGACGGAAGCTACCTTACAGAAGTATCTGGTGCTCCAGCTACTGGTCAATACAGAATTGTAGGAACAACACTAACCACAGGTGACACTAGGACTTCACAAGTTCTTGCAGTTTACCACTCTAATCCAGCAGGTAGTAACTGGTCTGATGTCAGCGATAGCTTATTGCCCGCAGCCATTAGAGGAAAAGATGTTAGTGTTCAGATTTCAGCAAATGATATTACAAGAGTTCAGTCCATTGATATTAATGGTAACTTGAATGTACAGCCAGTAAAAGAACTTGGAAATAGAGCAGTTGTTGGATACCAACGACAAGTTCCTTCAATTGAAGGAACTATTACAGTACTTGACACTGACACAGATTTGATTTCATTACTAACAGAGGGTGTGGTTGGTTCTGGAGTTGAATGGCAGCCTGGAGAAACTTGTGACGATACACCTCTCACTTTAAAAATTGAGTTGGTTGATCCTTGCGATGATGCTTCAGTTCCTGCAGTCCTAAAGACAGTTTATCTTTCAGCAATTACAATTACAAGCGATGGTTATACATCAAATGTAAATAATAATGCTCAGGTAACTTTCGGATTTAAGTCAACAAATGCTGAATGCTTAGTTTTCTCTGGTGCAATGTAATAAATCTTTTATAACAATTTAAGATAGCTTTACAAGGATTAATATTTAAAGGACGCTATCTCTTTCTGAGGAATGGGAGGAATTTCAATTCTCGACTGAGTTTAGCGTCCTTTTAATTAAACTAAGATAAGAAGAAAGGAATAGGAAATGGAACAAGTAGAAAAAAATGATGTTGATATTTCAAAGTTATTTGTTTGGGGGAAGCATTTTGAAATTGTAGGAAAAGGCACAGACGCTCTAGTTCATGTGTGGATGAGGTTATTAGGAGATGCAGATATTAATAAAACAAGAGTCTATTCTCTTAGAAAAACTGCAGAACTTAGAAGAAGACTTAATGATCCAAACAGCGATGAAAGAATTATCTATATAAAATCAATAGAAGAGATAGAACTTGAAGAACTTTATAGTAACATAGTTTTATATTCTATGAGAGAACTAACTAATTCAGCAAACAAAAATGTTAAGATTAAGACTCCAATTCAACCAAAGAGTGAAGATTTGGAAGACATGGAAAAGTATCAAAAAGAAGTAGATTCTTTCCCAGAAAAATATTATGCTGCTATTCAGAAACATGTAGATAATTCAACAAAGTTACTAATGCAGGAGTTGAAAAAAGAAAGTAAAGAATCTCTCTTTAAGAGATACTTAACAACTTTAATTAACGAATTCTGTGAACAAGAAGCTTATATTTCATATAAGAATATGGAACTATATTTAGGATGCTATAAAGACTCAGAATACAAAGAAAGATTCTTTTCAGAGTTTGAAGAGTACGATAATTTAGACCCTCAAATGAAGATCGAATTTAGAGCTGCTTATAATACATTAGAAGTCAGAATGGATGAACTAAAAAAATTGCGGGAAGCAACGCAGTAGCAGCCTTATGGAGTGTCTCTAAATCGTTGCACATACCGCTAGATACTAAAATTTTGGAGTTGTCACATACTCCTTACACAATTAGTTATGTAATTAGAAAGATGCAGCAAATTGATAATCTCAATGAGTTGCCAAAAGCAAAGAGACCTCCAGATAGTATAATATGGAACGGAACTGGTGATGAACTTGATGACTGGTTAGAAAAAGTACTTGGTGGAAAAGAAACTAAAGAAACTACCTTTATGATAGATACAAGCAAGGTAGAAGGATAAACAATGGCAGATCAAGATTTTATTTCATTATTAAAGAGTATTACCCAAACAAACTCTCAATTACAGTCTTCTTTGGGTTTAATAAAACAACTGGAAACAGGGCTTAGAGCTGTCGGAAGCTCACACCCACTCAGTGGTTTAATTTCTGATTTAAAATTAGGAGTTTCCGAACTTGAGGCATTTAAATCCAAACAAGCTGGATTAGCTTTAAAATCCATGAGGGGTGGAACATCCACAACTTCAAACTCTGAACGTAGAACAGTAGAACACCCAATTGGAAGTCCACCAGCTCAAAATGTTTCCCAAGATTCTGTACTTAAATCACTTCAGAATATTCATAAAAAACAGATAACAGAAGAAGAGAAAGTTTTGATAGGTTTAAGAGAGAGAATTTCTGCTGATAAGAGATACACTCGTGCTTTAGATGTAGCCGCTAAACAAAACTTTTCTCTTAATGATTTAAAGGGAATAAGAACAAGAGGAACTTCTGGAATTGAAGAGCTTCAATTTAAGAAAAATGAAGGTGGAATTAATAGAAATCTTGATGTATTTACAAATAAACAGGGTGGTGCATCTGCTGGAATAAGCAACCAATTTAGAAGCTTCGGTCAGGGCGTTGTTCGGGACATTGGAGAATTGACTAAGTGGTCTCTAGCTTTGGCTGCAGTTTACGGACCAATGCAGAAACTCCAAGAGTTGATGCAGATAATGGTATCAAATCAGTCTAAATTAGCTGATGCTACTATTGCTGCTAATCTTCCATTTAAAGAACAGGGGGCTATTTTTCAAATTGTATCAAGAACAGCTCAAACAACTGGGGAAAGCATAGACGGGGTTATTGATGCTTTTACTCAAGCGTATAAAGCAACTGGTCAGTATAACACACAGTCTGAGCGTCTAATAGTAACAGAAAAACTTTTGACAGACGCTCTTACGTTGTCTAAATTAGCTGGAATTTCCCAATCAGAATCCATAGACTTACTAGTAGCATCTTTAAATCAAGCAAATCTGGGATTAGATCAGGGATCAACTTTACTAAATAAATTTGTTAGAATTACCCAAGTAGCTAATGTTGATTTAAACACGCTAGCTACTGGCGTGGCTTTACTCGGAGATACTTCACAGTCGGTTGGTGTAGATGTTGATGAACTAAGTTCTTTAGTTGCAGCTTTAGCAGCTAACAGTTCAAAGGGAAGTAAAGAAGTTGCTAACGTTTCAAGAGCTTTGTTAACTAACATCTCCACTGATGCTGCTAGTAAGGAACTAAGTAAATATGGAATCTCAGTTACTGATTTAGCAAAGGGCGGAAGAGATGCAATAGGTGTAATTACAAAAATACACGACCTAAGTTCTCAGGGACTAATTTCTGATGAACAACTAGGAAAGATTTCTTCAGTTTTGTATGGTGGACCAAGGCAAGGTGCTGTTGGTAAAACAATCTTTAGTGATAAAGGATTTGAAACTTTTATAAAAGCTCAAGAAGCTTCAAAAAGTGTTGCTGATGATTCAACAATAGCACAGGATGCTCTAAACAAAAAGTTAGAGACCGTTCAAACATCCACCACTAAGCTAGGAAATTCTTTTCAAAGTCTAGCCCAAACTCTTGGTACAGATGGTGGATTACTAAGTAATTTCACGTCTTTAACTGATACTGGAACAGCATTAGTTACAATATTCGACAAACTCTCAGCTATTCTAGGTAAATCAGTACCACAATTAGTTCTCTTTGGAGCTGCTGCTCTGGCTGTTAAGAAATTAGGACCAGCCAACATAGGAACATTTCT